GGGATTTCCATTTCATGCTCTATGCCCGATAGAGCCGATACAGCTCTCAGGATCATCATCACATCGACTCCAATTGCTCGATGCGCATCTCTGCGTACCTGATGATCTTCTTGAGGTCGGTGATTTCCGACTGGATCATGTCCTGACCGTCGTACTGTTTATAACCAGCGCGACAGGCGTACTTGACGATGTTCCCACGCCAGAACTCGAAGGCATTCGTCATGATGAACGTAGCGGGCTCAATGACCCATCGTGCGTAGTGGCTTGGAGTTTCCACTACGTCTTCATCTGACTTCGATGGTTCGACCTTGGTACGAGGTAGACCACCTTCGCTCTTATAGAAATCATCAAGTGACTTGTAGAACCCCTCGTCATCGAGGTGTACAGCATGGTCTTCTGCATCCATCCACATGCTTAAGGCTCCCAGAGTTTGATTTTCTGATCGATGTAATCTTCATGCCGAAGGATACGAGCGAGACGAGCGTTGAGCAGCGCGTCCTCGTATGTCATTCCGGCCTTGCGGTATGCGTTGACGACGTTCGACCACATGGTCTCAAGGGTCTGAGCGACACCTAAGATGCTCTCGGCCTTCTTCTCACCGATACCAGCGCACCCTTTGTATCCGTCTGTAGGATCGCCAGTGAGCGTCTGTTGCATCCAGTAACGATCAGCATCATTAGGGCTGATGGTCTTGAGTTCACCTTGACGATACAGAAGGCCCATAATGGTCTGGAGGTCTTTGTCCTCAGACGCGATGATGGTCTTACCCAAGTTGTCTGGATGTGTCGCAAGGATGCCTAAGGCGTCATCCGCTTCCATGTTGGGAAACACAACGACATCGTAGGTCTTCTCGAACCATGCGCGAAGCTCTGGATAAACCATGGGCTTGCGGATGGACTTACGGTTAGCCTTGTAGTCAGGCGTGAGGTCTTTGCGGAAGTTCGCTTTGTCCGAGAGGCATACGACCACATGGTCTGCATCAATGACTGAGCGAAGCTCTGCGACTGCTTGCACTACGAGTTCTTGAGACTCGCTGAGACTGGACGCCATAACGAAGTTATCTTCGTCCCACTGTACAGTGTACTCAGTGGCACTAGAGCATCGGTAGAGTATCAAGTCGCCGTCGATGAGTAGCTTGTCAGTCTTGATCATTCGACTTCCTCTTGCTCGTCTTCATCGTCCCGAAGACCAAAGTTATCTTCGAGGGCCATGAGACCGCGTGATGTGATTTGCCATTGGCGACCGTAGACATCTTCAGTGATGCGGGTTGAGACGAACCCCATCGAAGCGGCCATCGCTACGTAGTCTGCGTGTTCACGAGCGAACTCTGATTTGGTCGTCACATTGTAACGCCAGATGGTCTTCAGTGTTTCGAAGAGCATCCCATCAATGAGTTTCGGCCCAGTTGCTACCAACCTTAAATTCTGCGGCAAGGGGACACCTAAAGCCGTACCGTTTTCCAGTTTCTTTGGCAGCCCAGAGGCAGACTTCCCCGACTTGATCTTCGAGGCCTTCTTTAACGGCGATTTGGATTTCATCATGGACCCATCCTAAGAAAACGTACTCACCGTCCCACCCATGCTTCAGGCCGGACTTCTGGAGTTCTTTGTTGACGTTGACGATCCAGTCCTTACAAAGCACTGCGCCCGTTGCCTGGAGCAACGAGTTGAGTGCAGCGTGTTCGGATCGAACTGGAATGAGGCGACCGTCAATTGCTTTGACGAAGCCTTTCTTGGAGGCCGTAGCGACCATTGAACGAAGTCGCTTCAGTGCGGGTGTTGCATTCAGGAATGACTCTTTAAGAGCCTTACCTTCCTTACGTCCCTTACCGATAATCGAACCGATCTTTTCATCACCTGCACCATAGAGAAATGCGTAGATGAAAGTCTTGGCGTTATTACGGGTAGGAAGACCAGCGGCCTTTTGGTTGACTGTATGCACATCGCCTTCAGTGACTACCTTTACGTATTCACCGTTATCGAAATGTGCCATGTAGTGGGCAAGACAACGTAATTCCAAACCGGAATAGTCGCTCCCCACTAGCCGCCAGTGCGAAGGCACATGGAACAGACTCCGGCATTCCTTTCCCAAGAGAGCAGCCACACTTGGGACTTGACTGATATTCGGCGAAGAATGTGTCGCTCGGCCTGTAACCGTGCCATTCGGGTTGTAGCGCCCGTGTATCTTTCCGCCTCGTTCGACCTTGAGCCACGCTTGATCCCCTTCTGCCAATTGGCCGATGCGTTTCTCAACCAAGAAGAACTCAGCCAATGCTTTTGCTTCTGGATATGGGAGTCTCGATAAGACCTCATCGTCGATCTTGGCTTGTCCTGATGGCGTATAGACCGCAGGCTTCCATTTGTATTTCTCGACAAGACATCTCTCGATGTGCTGACGACTACCTGGATTGAACTGCACGATCTTCATGAAGGTCTTGGTGTCCCCTGCTTTGACACCTAGCTTCTTGTTGTCACGCTTGTATGTGACTTCACGATCAACCGCTTCCCAAGACGGGAACAGGTCTTGCAGTTCTGCCTTCAGTCGGTCCCTGCGTTGCGCAAGTTCACTGTAGAGCTTCATGCCGTTCAGGACATCGAATGGCCACCCGTTGCGTTCCATCTGTTGCGTGAGTGCATAGACTTCATGCTCAAGGTCGATAGCAGTCTGTGAGTAGTCCCAAGGCTTCAAGTACAGCCAGAGCTTGTGAGTGACTTCAACGTCAATTTCACAGTACGTCTGCATCTCCTGAGACCATGCGTCCCACCCGCCCTGATAGTCCATCTTATCGAAGCCAATACGTTGACCCCACGCAGCAAGGCTGTGAGACCCAAAGAGTTCCTTTGGGAAGCCTTTAGCAACGCGGTCAGTATCTTCCGCCTTGATGTCAGAGTGGATGAGCCGTGCGAGGACGAGAGTGTCCGTTAGTTTCGCAGTAGGCTTGAAGTCTGGATAGAGTTTCTGAAGGGCCGGAATATCATAGCCGATAATGTTATGGCCTATGAGTTCGTCAGCAACTTCGAGAATGTCGAGACCCAGTTTGATCTTATCGGGACCGAGGGACCAGACCATGTTGTCATCGGTGTTCTTGATGACCAAGCAGTAGACTTTAGAGACAGTATCGAGCAGGCCGTTAGTTTCAATGTCAAATATGAGTCTCATGCGGCCAGCCTTGGCTTCGGGAGGGTTCGTCGGAACGCTTCGAGTTGCCGCTTCATCCCGTAGAGCGTTGCGGCATTCGTAGTCGTAGGGGCCGCAGCGAACTGCTGTCGTGCGCGTTCGGTGGCCTCAAGGAGTTTCTCAAGGTGTTCCATTTTTGCACTCATGTCTGGGGTGGGGTTCATTAGAAGATGCTTTCGGTTAAGCGTCCCGTCTGTCTGTCGTACATAACGAGACCTGCATGGCCGACTTCACCTGTGAATCGGTTCTTCAAGACACGAAGTTCTGTCGTGTCCTTGGAATCTTCATCATCGGATTTCTGAAGTGCGATGCAGATGTCTGAGAGTTGTGCGATGGCATGTGAGCCACGCAGTTGTCCGAGGTGGACTTGAGCGCCATCCTCATGACCTTTGTTACCTTCAGGTCGCTTTAGGTGACTGATGACAAAGAGCGTAATGCCTGTCTCTTGGACAAGCGTACGCAGTTTCGTCATTGCCATATCTATGAGCTTGCGTTCATCTCCAGTCGCAAGACCAGAAATGAGGATAGAAAGGTGGTCAACAATAACGTGAGTACAGCCGCAGGCTCTAGCCATGAACCGGATGCGATTAACAACGTTATCGACATCAGTAGAGCCAAAGTGATCGTAAAGTGCGATATCATGATGACTAAATAAAGCATCAAACGCAGCAGCCATTTCAGTTTCATTAGACACCTCTGGAAAGATCGTGATGTTCTTGTTGAGGTGAATGCCCATGAGTCCCCGCAGGGTTCTCTTGGTGCTTTCCTCAAGCATCAACATGCCTACCTTGTGTCCGTCTTGATGGAGCTTGTAGGCAACTTCACGAATGAAAGTTGACTTACCGAGACCAGAGCCCGCCGTAACGACGATGAGTTCTGATGGACGGATGCCATGAGTGACTTCAGTTAGCTTTGCGTACGGATAGGCCTGCATGATCGAGGGATCAGGGGCCAATACGTTTTCGCGGAGATCGTTTGCCATCACGATTCCGTCAGGGCGAAATGGCTTTGCGTTCCACATCGCTTGAACGATTGAGTCTACCTTACCACCGACAAGGCATTCGTTAGCGTCCTTGAGAGGAAGCGTTGCGATCTTTACCTTGCCAGAAGGAAGAATCTCAGCGACAGCATGTGCTGCCTTGCGCCCTGGCTCGTCCTGATCAAACATGAGAACGATTTCGTCAAAGCCATCGAGATAGTCATAAGACTTCTGGATAGCTTTAACTGCACTTGTTGCACCATCTTTGATGCTGACGACAGGCCACTTATTGCCCATTGCTTGAGACACAGATAGGCAATCAAGCTCGCCTTCTGTAATAACAATGCGCTTTCCCTTAGACCAGAGGTGGTCTCCAAATAGTCCCGCATCTTTTGCGTCGCCATTCCATGAGAACTTTTTGCCTGCTCGTCTAACTTTTTGAGCAACGACATTTCCAGTTCCATCGCGGTAATTTGCGATGTGATACTTGTCGTCTCCTTCGCCTCCGACTTGGTAGTCGAACAGTCTGCATGTGTCTTCGTCGATCCGACGGTTAGGAATTGCCGTAACTGTTCCTCGAACAGGCGTGAAGTCTGTAGGTGCCACTCTGCCTCCTCGTGGTGATTGCGAATTTCGTTCAACAGAACCATCAGGTCTTTCGTAGTGCTGGCATCCAAAGCAATATGCGTGTCCATCTGAAAACCTTCCGAGGTTGTCTCGTGATCCACATGCGGGGCATGGTTCATGGCCGACACAGGTCGAGCCTTCATGTTCTGTGAGTTGCAAGACTGACCCCCTAAAGAAAAACCCTCGGACCATTTCGATCCGAGGGCTTCTTGTGGTTAGTTAAGAACGTAACGGGCGTAGGGTTTGTAGTTTGCGTCCTTCTGCATGTGCGTCAGGACTCGATGACCAGACTGTCGCAACTCACAGATACGTGCTGCGAGGCGGTAGATGCCATAAACGCCAATGGCTTCCAAAGGCGTGATGTGCTTATGCTTCTCAAGGTGCTTGAGGACCTTACGTGCCTGTGGTGTCATTTTGGTTTTTCCTTGATCCAATCGTGTGGAACAAACTTCTCAGCGAACTGGAACCCATGCTTGTTGCACCACGACGCATAAGTCGTAGGTGAACCTTTGTAGAGCTTCGTCTTCGAGTTCATAAACACGAACCGAATGTCGATCTCTGGGTGCTGTTCTTTGATGAGGATGTGTTTAGCTCTGTCAGGAGCGTCGAAGCGACCCTTGGCTTCGATGTAGATTTGATTAGGTAGCTTGAAGTCGGGGAGATACTTGGAGGTACGACTCGGTACCTGGTATTCTATCTTGTGCTTCTCGTACTCATAAGGAACCCGTTGCTCTTCGAGCTTTTCGGCTACCCGTTGTTCAAATCTTGATCTGTAAGTGGAGTTATCCAAGGACGCAGAGCGTCGCTTAGATGTCCAATTCATTTGTATTTGTTCCGCCGAGGTCTTCACCGAAAGTCGGTTCTTCCGATTCAATCTCAGAGCCATCAAACGACCCTTCGATCTCATCAAACATTGAGCCCTCTGTGCCTGCGACGAGATCAATGATCTGCACCTGCTTCATCTGAAGCGACAGGCCTGTGTCATAAGGGAACACGATGCCAGCGATGCGAATCTTGGAGCCACCCTTGACCACAACACCTTTGACTTCTTGTTTCTTAGGGTCGAACAGTACCGGAGCGAACTTGCTCTTCACTGTAATAACGATGTTCTCTTCGTTATCAGGATCATCAGCGTATGGGAGCTTCTTGAGACCAAGAGCCTTCGCTGTGTTCTTGATGTTGTCGATGAAACCCTTCGCGTCCTTCTTACTCACGATAAGTCGCGTTTTGAACTTACCGTCAGCGAACTTACCAGTCATATCTGGCTGCGTGAGGTACGGGTACTTCGCTACACCCACTGGGGTGACAAACGGAATCTTTTTGCTCATACGAAATCCTCTTCGTCAATATCAAACTCTGGCTCGAAATCGAACTCTTCTTGTTCGTCAACCACAGCCAACACTTCGTCTCGTGCCTTCGAGAGAAGCTCGATCATTTCAAGCAGGTCGTAAGCATCCGCTACGAAACCTGCGCCATGATTAGTTAGCTCACCGTCGTAAATCCAAACGATGTCTATATCCGCAGTATCTCGAATGTTACTGACGGTCATTTCAAAGCCGTTACCGAAGTCATTGAGAGATCGGTAGGAACGTGATCTATCTTTTGTCACTAATGGAACTCCTTAGATGGCATTTCATCGTACTGACGACGCACTTCCTCGAAGACTACATCGACGGGGATGTTGCAGTTGTCGGCACGAACTAAAAGGGCCTCGCTAACGAAACCGTAGCGAAGCCCATAGGTGAAGAGATCGAGTATTACTTGCTGAATTACAGGGTCAGGGTTCTGACATAACGCTATAAATTCAGGCGAAGGCGTACAGGGAGTCGATGACTCCTGCGAGGTCGAGTTGTCCTTTTTGCGGGAGCGCGGGGACTTTCTCTTGCTCTTTGAGGTGCTTTCTTGTGTGATATTCAACTTCCTCGAATGGACAGAAGTTCTCATACATATCGACGAACTGCTCGCGGATCGTGTAGAAGAACTCAGTGGTATTTGCCGCATGAGTACCGAATGAGTCATGGATGAGTGAGAAGTTGTTCATCCCTTTTTCCCATGCCGCATTGATGGTCATCATCAGGTGACAAGCGTCGAGGCTGTGGATGACATTAGGTGCCACCGCAGACTTAGCGCGATCCTTGTTGATGTGGCCGTTAGGCTTTGTACGCACACTTGACTTCACGAGGTTCAACACGCCCTCCTCCGTCACAAGGTCTTCGTTAGCGGCCTTGTCTACCGAGATGCTTTTGTCGAACATGAAGAGCCTCACCTTCTTTACGTCCCATTCGACGTACTTATGGAGGACTGGGAGACCGAGAGGGGTCACCCACATCAGTGGCTTACGTTCGTGAGCAAGCGCCCCTGCGCACTTCTGAAAGAACTTCATGCCTTCAGAAGCGTCCTTGACGATCTCGTTCACGGCTGTCCACACAGCCTTTGCGAGAACCATCGAGGCCTTGAAGCCTTCGTCCGTCGAACCGTCCTCATTGGGTACACCATAAGGATGGCTTGGGAGCTTCCCTTCGAGAACCTTCAGGGTCAAAGGAGCCATCAGGTCTGCCCTGTGCTGCTCTGCGAAGCCATACTGCTCCGAAGAGTACGCAAAGGTCATCACGTTCCTCTTGACCAACGAGCGAGTAACGCCGTTCTTCAAGATGAGCGTCGAAAGGTTATCCTGTGCTTCGGACTGCTTCGTCAGGATTTCTACCGTCTTGTCACAGACCGCCTGATAGACATCAGAAGGCTTGTCAGTAGGAACAAGGTTGACCAAAGCACCCTCAGTTGACCGCAGTGCCGCTGAGTAATGTTGGAGACCGGAGTTACTACCATCCAAGGCGATTGGAAGGTGGCTTACGTACGTCACGCCTTCGTTGAGGTACTCGGCGTACTCGAAGACTGCCGCGAGGAACTGGAAGGGCTTGTCGGCCTTCATCCAGATGTCGGTGGTAGTCTTGAAGTCTGCCGCGATCTTTTGGATCATCTCATGATTGTCGCGGGTCCACTTGGAACGTTCGTCCAAAGACCGCTTAGAGACCTTTCCGAAGTCACCACAGTTCGCAAGGTGGATCGCTAACCACTCCGCTCCGTCCGTCCCCAAAGGGAGACCGTCTGCGAATGTAAACAATGCCTTGATGTGGTCTGCACGTTGATTGTTGAAGTGAGGGACGCTGTAGACACGACCACGGAAGTCGAGGGAGCATGGGAGCCAGAAGGCTTCATGTCCTTTCAGTTCTTCAGCAGTCGCAATGTCCTGACGGAACACTACGTTCTCACCATCGATACCACGGTTGCGCTTCGCAACTTGGGACACCTTGATGCGCCACGCCTTCTTTTCGTTAGTAGGAAGATTGTCCCAGTTCTCAGGGCGAGGGGGCCGCGAGATGTGGTTATGCTTAGGGAACGAGTCGATCTCAAGGTCTTGCTCGTGCGCCCATTGGACGACTTCAAGAACCTTGGAATTGATCTTCCAAGCGGTCGCCTGGATTGCGTTCACAGCCTGAAGGCAAAGCTGCATATTGCCTGCTTTGATTGCTGCCTGAACGAGGTTGCGATGCTCGCGGTCAAAGGTCCGAATAAGACTGACACCACGGCTTAACTTCTCGGAGATGTAACACCCTGTGTTGACCGAACGCCACGGGCGCGGGGGGACAACCATAGGTTTAAAGATAGGGTGCATCCACCCCTCGACCTCATTAACCGAAGCGATATACTCAGAGGCCGCAGGTGTCAGTGCGATGAACTTGGTGGTCTTTCCGTGACTACGTTCCTCGATGAGATCGAAGACATCAGCACAGCCTTGAAGGACCGCAGAGATCAGTGGGCTACCAACCTTCACCCGAAGCTCCTGAGGCCACTCCTCGACCTTGTGGCCCTCTTTAGCGGCTGTCGCTTTAATGGCCTTCTTACGATAGGCCACCGAGCCATGAGTTTCGGTAGCTCTCTTGACGAGACGCTTGAGGAGCGCCTTGTCCTTACGTTCTAATTGGAGCGCCCAGAGTTCGGTCTCGACCGCTTTGCCTGCGACGTTGCAGACAGTGGTCAATGGACGTTCTGAGCCAATTCCGTTGAAGACCGCCTGAAGGCCAATAAGGGCCAGAAGGTCTGGATCAAGTTCGTTGAGGTACGATACGAATACTGCGGTTCGGCCAGACCCTTGGTTATCGAAGGACTCTAAGGTCTTAAAGATGACTTTAGAGACTGAAGGGATAGCACCTTTAATCAGCTTTTCGATGTCTGAACGTGAAGAGAAACCTTGGTCTTCTTCAGTTCTCGAAAGGCTCTTAAGGTATCTATTACGACCTTCAGTTAACGATAGTTCCTCAAGTCTGGCTTGATGCTCGATTGTGGATGTCATCATGGACTCTCCGTTTTCTGTAGATGGGGCCAAATAAGGGCCCTCTTGTTGTCACCAAATCTGTTTAGTCTTTAATTTTCAGGCCCTTAGGCCCCTCGGCTTCCCGTCCGTCACCCCCTCAATCTTTCGAATCTGTCTTGGTCCAATGTTAGGTAATCTATAGAGCCAATGTGTCAAAATCAAGATTCTTTGACCAATCGGTTAAATCTTTATATGCGATATTACACAGATCGCTACTAATTACAAGTGCGAAATTCTTGTTGAGGATAACTTTCGATGTCATTGATTTTCTTCGGGTTCTTCGTCTTCGGAAGGCAACCTAAACCTAGCGCGTCTACCAGTTCCGCCACGCCCGCATTGATTATCCTCATGTTTTTCGACCGCTACCGGAAGTAACTCTACTGGATAATGTCCCCGCTGCGACACTTTAAGATGTCGTTTTGAACCCGCCGACACCTGATCTACCTGCGTTTGCTCTAGCTCATCCAGTCTTGTCAAGGCATCCTCAAGCATCGTATCTTTGACCTGTGCATACCGGATGGTCGTTTCGATGGTCAGGTGACCTAACCATTTCTGGATGACCCTCAGGTTCACTCCGGCCTCAACAAGGCGCGTCGCGCAGGTATGGCGACACACATGGAACACGAAGTACGGATCGTCCGTCAGGCCCATCGCAGCTCTCGCTTGGTCCCATGCCCAACGCAACTCATGCTCGTTCGGCATCCCATGGTCCAAGAGCCACATCAGGTTGTCGTGGGTCGTAGGGCTGATGGAGATCGTGCGGCCCGTCTTGTTCTTGGTCTTCCACAGGTGGACTTTGGTCGGCTGAAGTTGCTCGTAGGTCAGCGTCAGGAGTTCGCCCCGACGCATCCCTGTACGGATCGCCACATGGACCAGGCGGCCCATCCGTTCATCGAGGAGTTCGTAGAGTTGAGCCTCTTCGTCCTTGGTGATCCACCGAATGCGGCCTTGCGCCTCTTCCTGCCAATCAAAGGTCGGAAGGTTCTCGATGTATCCCCGCTCGCGCCCCCAGTCCATAAAGCGACGGATGTTCGAGAGGTAACGGTTGACCGTTGCGCCCTTGCGTCCCTTGAGGAGCTTGGCGATTAACTCATCGATCACTGGGGTCGTGAGGTCTCTCAGAGGCAGATCGTGACCAAGCATCTCGATGACGATCCGAAGGTGCGCTTCGTTGGTCTCTTCGGACGGAAGGCCCCGCCAGATGACCCCTTGAGCCTTTAGGAACAATTCCCCAATGGTCATCACAGGGCCACGGAAGGATGCCTTCTTCTCTGCGACGAACTTGACGAGCGGTGTGGTGCGTTGGGCTTCTTCCCACGCCTTCGCCTCTGGGTACGTCTCGAACCGAGGGGACTTCGTGGTCACACCGTTCGTACGGACTTGCGCCCGCCACCGACCTGTGACCTTCCCCTTTGCGTCTCTATCAGCGAATATCGGCATAGTTCTTCACCGTATCTAAGAGCTTGTTGACGACCGTGTGGCCTTTAGGCGTTAGATTGTAACGGTTCTTCCGCATATCGAAGTCATCTTGGCGACATTCGATCACTTGATATCCCTGCTCCATGCGGCGATTCCGACGACCCAAGTCGATCAGATGTCTGCTCATTGTGGATTGTTTCACGCCTGCGAGCTCAGTAAGTTCCTTCATGCTAGAACCTTCATTGAGAGCCACAAGTATGATTGCAGAGGCCTGTTGGACAGGCATATGTGGGGAAACCTCAATGATCGAGCCTAGCAGGTCTTTGATCATGTCAAGCGCCTTACGTTCTAATCTCGTGGTCATCTGATGTTCCTCGTGTATAGGGGTTTACTGCTTTTGTCAATAAGACCCATATAGGGAACCTTAGACTTTAGTCAACTAAAATGAAGTAACCAAAAGGTTAATTTGTTTTATTAATGATATGACTCCATCTAATTTCTAGGGTTCCAAAAACACCGATCCCCATTTTGCAGAGGATCGGCGAGTTCTTAGGGCTTGCAAAGGCCCTTATACACCGCGTTATGTTCTTTGACTTCGCGGATTGTTATCTGAGTATCTCGTTTAGACCACGTAATAGGTCCAAAGACCGAGCAGGCGGTTTCAGTCCCGCCTAAACCCGTCACTGTCGAGCAGCCTGCTATCAGCAGAAGGAAGCCTGGCATTGCGGCGAATATTAATACTTTTCTCCACAGCCGCCTGCTGTGCCTTAAGAGCCTTAAGCTCAATCGCGGAAGACGCATCGGAACGACCTTTTAAGTAAATGAAGCCAAGTCCTCCTGCGCCTAGTGCAACCATAATAGCTAAGCGGATCATCGGGGACATAAGGTACCCTGTGATGCGCGTGAGGATTAGAGGGAACATGATTAATCTTTGTTAAAGAGTATTGAGACGATGTGCCAATTGGCAACTACCACGAACGCAACGGCAATAAGAAAAAGCGTAATAATCATCAGACACCTTCATATTTGGATTTATAGAAACGCTCCTTGATAATCCAAAGAGCTGCACAGACCCCTGCGACGAGGAGTGCTGTGACGATCACCTTTGTATCGATACCGAAGATCGTAACAGTCTCTTGTACGTTTCCTACGACCTCGTTGATACCTGCGGTGGTCATAGCGACCGTAGAGACACCCGCTGCGATGTTCGTTGAGGACTGGTAGGAGACCTTACCGTAAGTCGGTGCGATTTCAGTGGACGGAAAGACCACTTCATCTTCCACACCTTCAGTAAACATCTGACCTTCAGCCTGTCGCCGCCTGACGAGCCCTGAGAGGACCTTACCGCCTGCTTTGGTGTAGAGCATTAATCGAGACGGGACGAGATCGTCACGACCCTCATTGACTGCCCTGAGGACACTGGAGTTCTTAAAGGCATTAGGTCCCACATTGTAACAGAAGGAAACAAGAGCTGAGAACTGACTGTCGTTAAGTTCAACCCGAACGGACTGCCGCACAGCGTCTTCGTATTGCTTTAGATCATCACATAGAATCTTTAGTGCTTTAGTTTTCGTAAAGGCGACATTTGGTTCGTAAGATGGTGGACCCGCTGCTGCGGTGTGTCCAAAGCCTACAGTCCATACATTAGCAGGACATTTGTACCAATGCGCAGAAAACCCCTCGAAGCTCTTGATGAGGTCGAGGCCCTCCTGAGTAAGTTTCATTGTTACTTCACCATATTGAGTAAGGGTAACGTGAGGCGTAGGAGCATTTCGAACGCAAACGTAGCGATACCAACGACCCAGACCAGGCCTCGCCATCCACCCTTTGCTTTAATAATTGTATCTCTAATCTCTCTGAGGTCTCCGCTCATCGAGTCTACCGCCTTCTCAAGCTGGCTAATCCTTGCTCTCATCTCACCAATCTCTTGAAGGAACATTTGGCTCGTCGGAGGCATTTACTGCACCTCTTTATGTAATAAGATAAATCTGTTGTGGAGCTCTTGCTGAAACAGTTGCAACTGATCCGCTGACCGCAAATGAACCATGGTCTACCGTAAGGCCGACACCACGTATAAATTCGACGGATTGTCCTGTGTGACTGAAGGCCGTTACGTCTGCTTGAGATACATGACTAACCAAGGTGCCTGCGTTGTAGACGCTAACCACAAAGCTCGCAGGGTTGGTGGTAAGGACACGTCCAGAAACGAAGCCTGCCGCGTTCCCAGTGAGACTGAAGGACGCTTGGTTGGCGATAACGCCTCGACCGTACACAAGACCAGCATCATAGCCAGTCTCAGTGAAGGACGCTTGGTTCGCAGTGACCTGATAGCCACGAGAGAGCGTTGCGGCATAACCTGACTCGGTGAACGCTCCGTACGTAATCGGAATAACGCGACCAAAGAGAAGGTTTGTAGCTACACCTGTCTCACTAAAGGACGCTTGGGTCGCATCTATACTGTAGCCACGTGATAGCGTAGCGGCATTACCAGTCTCAGTGAAGGACGCTTGGGTCGCAATGACCGTACGACCATAGAGAAGGCCTGAGTCGTTCCCTGTTTCACTGAACGATACCTGAGTAGCGGTCATCACTCGACCAACTAGAAGATTGGCAGTGTTACCAGTGAGACTGAAGGACGACTGTGCAGCTGTGAGAGGGAAGTTGTGGACGAGGCCTGCTGCAAAGCCAAGTTCGGACCACGTGAGAGTCGATGAGTCCCACGCGGTCGTCGTTTGGTCCCAATAAGGTCCGAGGCCATAGCCCACCGATTCAGCGGTGAGTGTATAACTAGGCATCGGAGACCCCTATTAGGTTAACTGAAGGATACCGTTCGTTCCATCGAAGGAGACCGTGAAGGTTTCACCTGACGCGAGGGTCACTGAGGAACCGTAGTCGTACCAGCCGATCAAGTTACCGGAAGCAGCCGTAGAGTTGTAAAGGACTGCATAGCGGAACGGACCCATGGAACCTGTAGCCGTGAAGACCAATGCGTTGCCTACGAGCTTGTAGACGCCTGAGGTCTGCGCAGAGGCCGTAACGGTCACTGTACCGCCACCTGCGGTGTAACCAGTACCCGCCGTGATTTCCGTGATGTTCGTCTTGATCGTATTGGTTGCGACAGGGGCCGTATTGGTCAACATGACCTTGAGGACATCGGAACCAAGGTTATGCACCTTCTCCGCAACGTCCTCAACGAACGAATTAAATTTATTAAAAGAAGCCATCTGAATCTCTTAGAATGAAAGGGTGACACTAAATTCGTCTACAAGACCGGAGATCGCTGTGACCTTTACCCACACATAGTTACCTAAGGGGACCGTGGGGTTATTGAACGTCGTAGTGGTCGTTCCGGTGTTTGTATTCGAGCAAGTTAGACCTCCGCTGACGACTTCGGTTCCTGCTGCCGATCTATCTGGACCGTAGCGGAGACTATAGGAAACAGACGGGGTGGTACCACGAAGAACAGCGTCAATTCGTGAAATCGTTACAGCGTTCTTGAGGTAGAACAGTGTGACCTCTGGGAGGTTACTTCCTGATGGATTGACAATCGTCAGTGTCTTTGGAGCAATCGCACCCGCATTGTCGATACTATCATTGACGATCTGTTGGAACGTAGGGATGACTGTCGGTGAATAACCGTCTTGCGCAAAGAAACTGGAGTTAGCCATTAGTATTCCCCGTAGAACGTAGTCGGCATGATCTGAGCGGGACCTTCGACACCTGTGGCCTGATCTTGAAGTTCGGCCATGGCGCTCTGCCAACGAGACTCGAAGGAGTCACGGCGATCATCAATGAAGTAATCAGCGGCGAACGAAAGACCCCCATAGACAATCAAGTCCGGCGCTACAATACCAAGAGTTGTCTCTGTGGCATCACTGACGAACTGTTCGAACTCACCATAGTAGTCGAGTTGTAGATCAAGGTCTGCCGGAGGGAGAGGCTTAACGAGAATCGAAGAGCCTACTCGTGTCCAGTAGATCGGGCGACCAGCCTGAGGGATGTCATTGACCGTCATGTCGATCTCATAGAACCGACCAGTCGGAATGAACTGTACGAACTTGCCGCCCGCCGAGAAGTTGATAACGGCGATGAGGTCTGAAGGGACTGGGAAGGAAACAAATGTTTCGTCCGTAGTCACTATGACAGACTTCTCGTTCAATGGGGAACGGAGGATGCGCTGAGAACGTGCGAGACCTTGGGAGATAAATGTATCGGCCAGTGCGTCTGTGCAGTCCGACCGATTTAAGACGCTCTTAAACTGCGTTCTGATCTGACCGTAATTCATCATGAAATCCTTTAGCTCTGTACGACTTCAAGCTCTACTGTGAAGACTTCAGCGTTCGCGGGTGTGTATGCGGCACGTGCCTCAAGGACACCGTAATGTGTCGAACCGGACCTCAGGCGGAAACGGATGTCTGTACCTACAGTCGGAATACCGACGCCCACAGCACCATCAGAGAAAGCCTTATCCATCGTGATGTCGAAGGAACCAATATATGTACCTGCGCCTGTCGTAAGCCATGCACCATTGTCACCATTCGAGACTGTTGGTGAGACGTTGTAAAGATGAAGACGGAAGGATGCTGAGGTAATCGACGTACCGGACTTACGGAGACGTACGCGACTGATGACACCACCTGCACCTGTATCACGTGCTGTATTGAAGGTCATGGGAACGACGGAACCAGCGGTCGTCGAGTTCGCCACGAGATCGCCAGAGGCATATGCAGTGGTATCGGCTGGACGAGTGAACTGTGCAATCGCCATCTGAATGAGGTTACCGACGGTCATTGGAAACATTTTTAGATTCTCTTTTCTGTAGCAATAAATGCCTGAAGGTTTTCGTCTCGTAACTTCTTAAGGATTGACTGCGGCGTCTCACGCCAAATATCAAAACCCTCACGTAGCCACTTCTCGACTACGACAGTGGGGACGGATGCGATCTTATGGTATTCACCTGCGCGATCTTTCGATGCGTGGCGATCCTCTTTAAGATCATCAAGAAATTCGCTAGTGATCGTCTGATCTTTACGGATCAACAATTTGTCATCAACGTCATCAAACGATACGGTAGGATCAATTAGTTTAGTCATTAGGCTCTCCGATAGAGAAAGACAGGAAGGAGACATGGGCTAGGCATCGGGAGAGCGCACAGCCCCCCATGTCCTTACGCTGCTTAAAGCAGTCCTTCCGTCAATTCAGAAGACTTACGTGAGGTTCTTAATCTTACCCGACGCAAGCTGGTTCATGTGCTTGAGCGAAAATTCGCCGACAAGCATATTCATTTCGTTATCGCCATTCTTAGCGAGTGTCGTACGTGTCCAAGGACGAAGCGTAATCTTACGCCACATATCAGGATCGTACATGATCGCATGGTCCGTCTTCACGAACCGATTTATGACGACCTTGAGTTCACCAAACGGACTCACATAAATATTGACGGAATTAACGAGCTTCTGCGAGTCAGCACCAACCTCACGGTAACGACCCGATGCGCCAGTGAACGCAGCAATCAACTGCGAGTCAGCGGGCTTCACCATAAGGATCGAAGGATCGGAACCCTGATTGTAAAGTGTCTGATGGAGCGTAAGCACGTTTGCTTCCGTCAACGGACCAGCCTGGTTACCAACGGTACCAGTGTCCGAGTCGGTCGTGATCGTGGTCGTTGCGCTGATCTGATAGATAGCCGAAGCCATTTGACGAGCAGTAGACGAGTTATCGCCTGCGACTGCTGCCTGATCCATACCGACCATTGCGTTCTCAAGGTCACGATTAAGTTCTTCACCGGCCTTCGAGAGTTGATAGGCGGTTTCCTTCGCACGGCCATATTTCTGAATTACATCAGATGTCGCCGAGACCTTAATGGTCTTTTCGAGAATCTGAGTGTAGTTCGAACGCAAGGTCGTTGCGCTGAGTGTCGCGTCGGAAGCTGTGAAGCCTTCGACCTTGGCATTCGTCTGAACGGCACGGAGTGAATCTTCCTGCCAGTCAAAATTGCGCTGAGAAACTTTCTCGCTCTTCAACGAGCTTGAAAAAGGCGTTTTAGTAGGGGACAGATTTGTGATGATGTCACTGACATCCTCTGCGCGACCTACCATATCATACGAGGTATAAGTAGCCATATTAGTGTAATCCTATAAACAATGTTGGGGCTATAAGTTAATCATCGCTACCCACATTCCACCTTTGGAGGAACGCGGCCGCTGCGTCATCACGCGATCCAGTCTTGCGTAGCGTACTCATCGCTTTAGCTGCCGAGTCAGATGCGAAACCTGATGTAGCTACGTTTGATTTGGACTTGAGAACCTTAGTAGGTGCTTTGACCTTCTTTACGGTCGCAACCTGCTTTGTGTTGTCGTAGTTCATCGCTTTCCAAATGGTCTTGATGATCAATGGATCGACGATTTTTCCTGCGACATCAGCGGGCATTCCGTTGCTTACAGCGTAATCTAGAATGCTCTTGTAGGTCTCTGGAGAGAAATTCGGGATGCCTGTCTCAGGGTTCTTTAAGACCTCGACGGCAATCTTGGCTTGCTCAACGATCATCTTCTGACGCTGTGCATCAACAGTCTTAGCGAAGACCTGAAGTTCACTTTCCATGAACCTAACGTCTTCGTAAGCCTTGTTGGCTTCCTGTCGCAATATCTGAAGCTCTTCAGTGTCCATCTGTTTGGACGCAACGAGCATGTCGATATTGGCGAAAGGTTTGTAGCGTTCTACAGCGCGTTCATAGAGCTTCTGTAGACCAGTGATGTGAAGAGAGCCTTGCTCCTCAACTTCTTTCCGCTTCTGCGCGACTTCTTGAGACTTACGTGTGAGTGATGCTTCTTGACCGTAAAGACGCTTAAGGTCTTTGACAGATACAACAAGTTCTTCATCGCCTACTTTGACCTTTACCTTGACGTTATCATCATCAACGTACTTATCTTCAGCGGCTTCTTCTTGTTGGTCCTCTTCGCCCTCTTCGACTTCTTCGGTTGCATCAGGCTCTTCAGTTTCGGAAGCGTCGTCGGTCTCATCGACTTCTTCTTCCTTTGCCCCTTCATCGTCTGTAGATGGCTCTTTAGCGTCTACTTTCCAACGACTAAGGAATGCGTCGGCGGCTTCACTTGGGGTGAGAGCGCCTAGTTCTTCTGTCTTCTCAACGTCCATAGGGATAGTTGTCATAAAATTCAATTCTCGGTTTCGACGTAATCATCTTCGTCGGTGTTAAGGGATTTCTCGATATTGATCTTGGTAAGCATCCTGCTCTTCAGGATGTTGACCAGTTCTACCAATGACGAGTGCATGAAATAGAGGCGCTCACGCTTCGCGGCATCTTCAAGCGATGTGTTGATGATCGCTCCTGATAGTTGCTCGCTGAGTGCGTTTACTGCGCTCTGGAATGTGTCATCGTTGAGAAGGCGCTCCGCAGCGATACCGTCGTTGACAAGACGCGCCTCCTCCTCTGAAAGTGTATGTATGGTCATGGCTCTCCTTCAATGACCTTATGAGGGGCTGACAATCTGTGTCTGCTTGACCTCTGTTGGTGTATTCTGCATTAGCGACAGTTCCGCTTCAGCGATCTTAGCGCGTTCCTTGGAGTCGAACTCCTTACGCTCTGCATCACGCTGCTTCATCATAACGTCGATCATGGTCTTCATGCGTTCCATCTCGACCTTCATGTGATCGAGTTCCGCTTCGGCTTTCGCCTTGACTTCCTGTACTGCGACCTGACGATCAGCGACTTCGATTTGCTTCTTGGCTGCTTCAAGTTGAACAACCTGCATCGGGTCTGGCTGTGGTGGCGGTACGTGATCTGGTGCTGTGATGATTTCCTCTGTGTTCTTGAAGCCTGACGCCTCAAGGAAATTACAGATGTTCGTATAGCGGTTCTTGATCGTGTAGAGTGGCTGTAAGCCTGGATCAGATGTAAGCAACTGATGGATCGCCAGATACTTCTGTGCGTCCTTCTCCTGCTCACCGTAACCAAGGCGCAACGATGCCTGTACGTCTCTCCGTTCACGCCAACGCTGAGGCTCAACTTCCACCCAGTTACCAGCGATCTCTACGACCTTCTTTTTGTCTTCGTTTTCGATTACAAGGCGGTAGACTTCGAGGTACAGAGGGATCAGGAAGTTATTGGCGAAGTTACGCGCCATGATCTTCTGACGTTGCTGCGAAAGGCTGACGAGTTGTTCAACCATCGCTCCACTGTTCTGTTGGCTCACAGCGTCCTTATTGAGACCCTGCGACAACTTCGAGATACCAGTGGTGTCCTCCTTGTCCTCATCGAGCAACTGGATCGTCTGGAAGACGAACGGGTTCAATGAGGCTTGCTGAAGGGGCATGATGCCATCAGGTCTCGTTACGTTGACCACACCGCCGATACGGTTATCGAGAAGTTCCCTCGGATTGACGAGAGCACCTTTGACAACTTGATAGCGCGGGTTGTTCGTAATGACCGTATGGTCGAGAATGCCTCGCATGAGGACCGTACGAGCGTTCTGAATCGGGATGACCTTCGAAGCGAAGTTCGACCCAAAGAAACTGTGCGGAATCGGAAGGGGGACATTCGTGATGAATGGTACCCTATCGACTTCTTCCTTATGGAGTATCTCGTTACCAGCCTTGATGATCTTATAGAGACAGGCTTCGCCATCGCCCTCAACGTCGATTTGCATATAACATTCGTAGACGGTCACTTTCGAGACGGCATCTTGGTATGCTTGACGGTTAAAGGCAGACGTAGCGTCGATTTCAGTGAAACGTGCGTTCTCTTCGTTGAGACCTACGTGTTCATCGAACGAGATGCGATCTACAATGTCCTTATCGTAGCCATCCTTGATGAGATCACTCTTGGACTTACGCACACGCTGTCCTACAAAGTCTGCCTGTGTAAGGGACTTAGCGCGTGATGAGATCAAGAACTCTTCTGGAGGGATGTTTTCGATGACAACCTGAGACTCATTGGCACTACGGATGATCGAACCGCTAATGAGAAGCGTCGCATCGTCCTGTGTGTAGTCTTCAAGTTCAACATCTGGCTGCGAAAGTAGCTGATCAAACTGGTCGGCTGAAAGGTCTGCGAACTCTTCGGTCGTTTCGACCTCACGTTTGTCCCAATAGACCTTTGCGATGCCAACACGGGCTAACATTCCGTCCGTAAGGGCATCAGAGAACACTTGGTAGCCGTTGTTCTGACGAAAGATCACGTAGTCCGTGTAGTCCGTAGCGATCTTAGCCGCTTGAACGTCTTCAGGGCCTACTGGAGTGAACTCGACGAGCTTGTTTCCGGCTGCGAAGGTCTCAAGTAGAACTGCTTTGGCCGACTCAACGGTGTCATAGACATCCATCGAGATGTACTTCGAGTTACCTGCGTGAACAGGCTTCGGAAGGACGCCATTGTAGTAGTTGAGTACTTTCTCGCGTTCACGAGACAACTGGCTGTCGAAGTAACCTACTGAGTCACTAACGGCCTTATCAACGACGACGAGGATTTCATCATCTGACATCCCCTTTTTCTTCTTAGCCATTATAACGCCTCTATGTAATATTCATCTGTTACTTCGACAGGTGTGAATTTGCCTTCGTGGATGTGGTTCACCATCGCAAGAGCCATGACGCAATCGTCAAAGCAGCCTTGTTCGGCCTCCATCGCACCGCTCTCAGTGACCACATAGGTCAGCATCTCGCGGATCGTAGTTTTATCGTTGAGTTCAATGATGCCGTCTCGAAGCGCAGCACGTAGTTGATCAATGATCAGTGGCTTCGTCTTGACGGTCGTCCTGAATCCGAATGTCGTATTCTCACGTTCGGTGACCTTATCGACCTCAGTGGTCATATAAAGGTTCTCGTAGGAGTAATCCTTACCGAGCCGTGTACACGTAAGGATGCCGTGCGAGTTGTTCTCGACGATCAACCTTGCGGTGTTGTAATAGTTGCCTAAGTTGTACAGAACGTCCGAGAAGTAATCTGGATGTACCTGACCACGCCATGTGGCGACCTGACGACGTTCGCTATCGAAGACCTGCGCTACCGACCAGTCGCCTCCACGGATACCCATGGCTACGTCTGCTCCGATGTAATAAGTCTCTTTAGGATCGTGCTTGTAGTATTGTGTCAGTTCACCGCGTACGTTGTTCTGCCACTCGTTACCTTCGAGGGCTAAACGTGCGAGAGGTTCCTGAGTCTCGGTGAGACGCTTCGTGAGTTGCTCTGGGTTGAACACAGGGCGACCCGTAGTGAGGAATGCGTCTTCTGGTTCCGTGGGATACTCTTGGTTCCAGAGGTCGATACCGTTCTGTGCGATCTTTCTGCGACGGAAGGCAAGCTGTCCTTCATCAAGACCATACTTCGCTGCGAGAGACTTCTCGTCTGGAGTGAGGTCGAAAGGAGCAGTGATTTCTTCACGATACAGCGGATCAGTGTACCAAGGGATAAACACGGCCCTGAAGCCATTAGTCCCATCAACGGCACCCTTCCACAACTCGTAGAATAGACCTGAGACACCATTTGCGGTGGACTCGATGAAGACTGCTGTTCCTTTGGCAGACGGAACGGCCTGCATGATAGCGTTGAAGTTCTCACGTGCGTTATGTGTAGGCCAGAAGGCCAACTCCGACAGGTGAGAATGTGAGATCGTTTCACCACGGGCGATACTTTCGCCACCTGCGGTCGCAACGATGTATGAGGAGTCTAGGATGTCGAACGATAACTCTCGCCTCGAAGAGTACTTCGTTGAGGGCTTGAGGCCATCAGGGCAGTTATCGTGATAACGCTTAGTCATATCGAAAAGCGCACGTGTACTATCGGCTGCGTGGGTGACCACAAGTGCCTTACGTGCTTTCTCCTGAGACACACGGGAATACAAATAGGCCCCTATGTGCGTGGAGAGTCCCAACTGTCGGGCTTTAAGAACTATGATGCGACAGTAGCCACGCGCCTCAACCTCTTCTTCAACTGCTTTCTGAAGGATCGCCTGCGCGTGGTTTAATTTGAATGGAACGATCTCCCCGTCCTTAGTTCTAATCTTAAGAGCGTGTTTTGCGTAGAATGGGAAGTCATTGTAGAGACGCTTTCGTACCTCAATTAACTCAGGCTTCATGCGTCTCTCTTTTACTCTTTTGCGGTATCCGCAAGTACAGCCTCAAGGAATGACTCTGCTTTATTGAGTGTCACTTCACTTGCGGTCTGAGGTTTCTTCTGGACGAACTCTAGAACCTTGGAAGCAGCCGTGATCTTATCGCGTGTCTGACCTGGCTGACGAAGGACTTCGAGAAGTGTCTTGAACGACTCTTCGGCGAGTTCGTTGTCTGGTTCAAATTGCTTGGTCATCTTTAAGTACTCTGTGATCTTGGTTGCTTCTTCGCGGGCCTTTGCTTGGACCTTCGGTAGCTTCTTGAGACCTACGCCATCGTTAAGGCCGAGGGGTCTTCCCCTGCCCTCGATTTTGCTTCGGAGCAGCTTTAGGTGGTTCTCTCGCCACACTGGGTCTTGCCACAGCGTCTTGAAGATGCACTCCGACTTCGGGACTTTCGATAGGTCTTTCTCGCGTTTCTTGCGGGGGACTTTCGGTGGGTAACCCATCAATGAATCCCCTTAGCTTTGATTTGATAATTGCAACTGTCTTTGACCCCTGCGGGAATACGATCTCGGCAGGGAGAGAAGCGGCGAGTTCCCGTACAATTTCCACCTTTTCGGTGTGCTGTAGGTCTCGCCGCTCCATTAGGCCCTCGAACTCTTTATAAACTGCGAGGACATCAAGTAATGGTGATGACACGAAATGCTCTCCTTATTTCGGTGTCTTATGTCTGATCTGATCCACAAGTGGCTTCAGTTCGCGTGAAGCAACTGCACGAGCCTTCGGATCACTCAGGTTACCCATGAGGTCCAATACGTGCTGCATTGCTTCTTGCTGATTGTTCGTTGTGCCGATCTTCGAGGCTGCTGAGTTGATCGCTTCAACCTGTGCGTCTGGAAGTCCCGACTTGGCGACCCTATCAATCACCGCAGTAACGCGGGCTTGATTAGCGGTGCCTTGGATGTGTGCTGGGCTATACGTGGGTTGACCCATCGCAGTCGCCATGACCTGATCGCCACTATTGGCTACGTTCTTAGGAACGAGAGTCCCATCGTTAGACAACTTACGCACTGCTCTGATGAGGGCGTTGAGGTCTTCAATACGACCACCTGTAGCTACACTCTCGCGGTACTGATCGACCTGAGACTGTAAGGCTGGACGGGTACGCTCAATGATACGAAGCGCACGTGCGGTCTGATTGCGATCAAAGCCTGTTGCCGACTCCATAACACCTTGTGGGCTATCAGGAACCGGAGGATCGTTGTTTTGAACTGCCTGAAGCGCACGGTCACGCTTTGCAGCGATACGTTCACCCTTAGCCTGCTCTGCGGCATCCTTAAGGGACTTCTGCGCCCGTATGGTGTCGCTTGCCATCGAAGAGAGGCTATCACGACCAATGGATGCCTGTGAGCGTCCACCGAGGTCCAATACGTTCTGAGCGATGTCGAGCTTCTTAGGAGAGATCGCGTCCTGAATGACTTCAGTTCCGGTCTTTCCGCCCTTAAGGAGCGAACGAGCCGCAAGGCGTAAAGGTGCGAATGGGAGTTGGTCAGCGCCAACACGAAGGGCCTTCATCGCAAAGTTGCTTGACGATGGAAGAGGAGCCGTCATGTCACGGAACTTCTTCATGTACCCAATGTTGTCGATGATCTCCTGACCACCTTTGACACCCTGAAGTGCCGTCATATCGGACTCTGTGAGACCTTTGGCATTCGTCAGGTTACTTGTGATCCGCCGGACCTGATCTTTAGGGAGATCAAGGTTACGCACGTTCGCAAGAAGGTCTTCCTTCTGAGCGTTAAGTGACGCATTGGCATCCGCAAGACCGATTGTCGATCCACGGGTGTCCTGTACGTCCTTAAGACGCTGAGTTACCTCTGCGCCGAGCTTTGCGTCCTCAGGGTTGTCTACGAGTTGACGAGCAGCCTGCACTCTAGGAGCGCGGCCTTCCATGGCTCCGCCTACAGCACCCGCAGTGCCACCTAAGGCACCACCTGCCAGTGCGCCCATGCCTGCGGCTTCTGCGCCACGAACAGGGTCGTAAGAGTCCTGACCACCTGCGTTGATCATTCCGGTCTGATTGGCTGCGTCGAGACCTCCGCCGTACACTGCGCCTTCGCCCGCACCTGTCACAAGGCCCTGTTTGGCACCCTGAGCAATACCGCGTTGAGCGAGTTGTTCGACAGTCTCCGTTGCACCCTTTTGGAATAGTTTAGAGGCTAACTTACCGACACCCAGCGTTGCGTAGGTGAACGGATCGGTCAGAATGCGTTCTACAGTCTTACCAGCGCCCTTCCATGATAAACCCATGTTCTCATAGTCGTGCTGTGAATCGACGAACGCCTTCTTGGCCTCTGGGCTAAACCTCTGGACGTTGTATCCAATGTCTAATGTACCACGACCACCATCTTTGTTGGAGCCTACGTTGATCAGACGATGGTTGAAGTCATAAACGTAATCACCGAGCCACTTAGCGGCCCCTTTGTCATCACCTTTGAAGTCTTCACCATTTGCTTCTTTGTAGAGAATCTTGCCGCGCTGCGCCCACGTAGGATTGTTTTCGATCTCAGTGGCGTCTTTGGGAGCTTTAGAGGCCGCAGGTAGCTTCGAGACAAGGTGACTTACGATGTCTGTCGAAGCGTACCCGCTATCTTGAGCCTGTTTGATTTTCGGACCCATCGTAGGGTCTTTGGCTGACAAGAAGTTGACGATCTCATCGTCTGAATAGCCTTGGGCGCGGGCCGTGGCTATATTGTCCATCGTGTCAGCCATTGATTTGTCCTATTAGTTACTGAATATCTGATCCAGTGATTGCTTTACGGAACTTCCGTTCCCACTTTGGGAACCTGACGAAGCATCGGAGCCGTTGTTTAGTCCCTGTCCGTAATCCATGAGGAAGGACGTAAAGTCTGCGTTAGGGTTTGCTTGACGAACAGCTACCCACTTACGGTACTGATCAATCTTGCGCTCTTCGGCCTTCTTCAGAATACCAATGACCGTACGGGCTGCGTCTTCATTCATATCCATCTTCGGAAGTGAATCTGCGAGGAGCTGACGTTCTTTGTCGGAAATCTGACCCTGACCTTGGAGTGCCTGTGCGGCTGTTACCGACAACGAAGCGATCTGATTCTTTACGACACCGCGATCTTGGAGGTTGATGCCTCCCATATTAAATCCTGTCAGTTCGGATAGTTTACCAAGTGACTGAGTGAGGACATCAGTAGATACGCCAGAGCCATTAAGACCACTAAGAATTGTATTGTACTGTGTGATCTTATTTGGGGCCGTCTGAGCGCCAAGGGCAAACGAAGAAATCTGTTTACCAGTTTCAGTACCCAACTTCTTATTGAGTGCTGACATATCGGAATCTGTGGCACGAACGAGACCATCAGCGGATAAGGACTTCTCATGCGTTTTCGTATTGTAGAAGAACGGGTTGCCATTCTCATCTGTGCCTGGAATGAACATCTGACCGTTGCGATCATACATCGGGTTCGAAGAGTC